CCACCATTGCCTTAGTTCGGGATGGTCTGCCGAGTCCACCAACGCAGTGGGTCTTTTATAGGCATTCATACGTACCAGATAACTTTTGTCAGGTACCGGTCTTAGTGTAATAATATTGTTATAAAATAAAAGGGCCTGGGGGCGAGAAGGTTGATAAGGTACAGCTGTAAAAGTCACTTTATTACCAGAAGGAATATTATTTGCAAACGTTACTGTAGCCGTGCCGCTAATGTAATCAATACTACCAGTAACAGCATTATTGGTATTGATTTGGGTCCAAGTTCCATCTGTTCTGTCGGTAGGAACGTCAATGCAATTAATAGCCATGTCAGTATCATCTATGGCGCCTACGGTTACATTATATTGCAATATAGGAGTATTGGCAAAAGTTATGGAATACGGTCCAGGGGTGCCGTCTCCTTCTACTTCGTTAACGATCTGCGCTAGTGCTGGATAAGTTCTATAAAACTGCTCTCTATCTTGAGACCAAAAGCTTTGATATCCAGCTATAAAAACGGGAGGTTGAATTGTTATAAACGCATCAACCGCCGGAATATTCTCCACTCCCGTCCAATAGGTTTGCACTCGCATATCATATTGCGCTACATTCGCTTCAGTCATGAATTCATAAACTGTCTCTTCGGAAAATAAACGAAGAGTTTCAGGCATGTCATAAAGATAGAAAGTATTTACATACTCATCAATTTGGTCATCCGTTATTTGTTGAGGAGATGGACGACCTGTAAGTCGACGCACCTTCGTGCGAATGTTGGCTAAAGTACTCATTATTCCTCATCAGCGTAAAACTCTAAACTCTCAAAGCTGCATCGTTTCACTTTCTGTCCTACTTCTACTGTAGGATGGCCATTAGCATCTAATACGTGAGAGTGCTTAGGGTACCAGCAGTTTTTGTTTAGATGTTGGGCTACCATTAGAGGGATCTCATATGTTTCACCATCTACAAGGGTATACTTTAGGACCTGGTCTCCTTTATGTTTTTTAAAGCTAAAAGTAAAAGATCCTCCACGAGGCTCATAGCAACGAAAGATGCCTTTTACGATTTTGTTATCTCTTTCCCGATTCTTACGCATTTCATCTTGCGTCATTTTGCGAGTATTTAGGGGTTTTGCAAGGGCTGTCATTTTTCTCTCCTTATAAAAGGGGGGGAATTTTTATTTCCCCCCCGGGGGTGTTTATGAATTACTTACGCTAAACGATTTACCGGCTCTCCAGTAGATTACATCTGATGATGAACCTGCAGGACCGTCGATACCCGCACCAAGCTCCATACCGATAAACGATACGTTGTCTGTTGCGTCATCTAGGTTGTTTGCATAAGTTCCGTCTGCTGTTTCACCGATAGGCACTACTAGCGCTGGAGTGAATGGGACAGCTCCAGTAGCTGGGAATGAAAAGGCAGTGAATGCAGATGAATCGATATCTACAGTAATGGTGTTGTTAGCAGTGCTTACCGCAGTGATGTTACCTACTAAATCATTCATTTCTGTCATACCATATGCACTTGGAACCTTGATTCTTACAGCTTGACCCGCAGTATATCCATGAGTCACAGTTAGTGTGATTACAGCAGACGATGCTTGTGTAATTGCACTAATGTATCTATGACGAGGATAGAACTGAGGTTGCCATTTAATCTTTCTCCAAGAACCTGTTGTTCCAGCACCCCCTAACTGGGCCATGTAGTCTAAGCTAAATGTACCACTAGTTAGAGTATTGTTTCCGACCGTAAAGTCAATTCCACCAAGCTGCTGTGCGCCAGAAACGTTAGTGATTCTAACTACATCGCCTGCAGACAAGCCATTTGTGCCTGAGTTTGATACTACAGGAGGACTTGCTGTTGAGATTGCTGTTACTGTGGCGTTTAGTGTGTCCAGTGGACTTCCGCTTGTATCTAAAAGAGTAAATGCTCCCGATGAAGCAAATTCCGCTTGTAGAGCATCGCCGCCGTCTGCTTTTGTATACTCAAAACCTTCACCCGAAGATAGACCACGTTGCCAAAAAAACTTGACCCCGCGTCCTGGTGTCTGTTGAGTAGACCATTGTGTAAGGTTATATACTTCCATCCAATCCACGTCGGATCTGATTTGAAGTTCTACCGCTTCCCCAGTTGATGTAAAGCGGCCTTGTTGGATGATTGTTCCTTCCATTTAAGCCTCCTTAAGCTAGAGTTGCGCGTAGGTTGATAACCCAAGCATCGTTTGTTATTCTTGGTACCTGTGCGAATTTGTATCCCACAGATGCGTTTAGTGCTAATGGTCCATCATAGATTGGTGGTCTATAGATAAACTGTGCACTATATCCATCCTGCTCTACAACAGCATATGCTTCCATACCTACGCAGAAAATGTTGTAAACATTAGCGCCTAGGTTAGATGCTGCAGCAGAGACAGATCCAATTGAGGAGATCAAGAATCTAAGGTTAGATACTGAACCCCACTCTTCACGTAAAGCATGCATTGGAGAAGGGTACTGAGCTTTAGCGATAAAGCCTTGCACGTTCTCCAAATCGCCGATAAGCTGAGTAGAACCCAGTGCGAAGTACGCATCACGAACCGGTGCTGTACCGAATCGATCTTCTCCTTCAATGTTATCTGCAATGGTGTAAGCATTGTTGTCAGCAAGAGTTCTAATGACTTCGTCAACGTCGCTTCTTGTGATTTCTGTTGGGTTATCCCCGTTTGTACCCCCAGTACAGTTGATGAAAGAAGCAGTTGATGCCAACATGTTTCTTGTAAGTTCATCTTCTGTCTGCCTTAGAGATACACCAAGTCGTTGTGCTGCTTCATTAAGCACAGGGTCTTGGTTTTGCAACGTTACCTGCTCGTTCAAAATGATGTAAGTTCCATAAAAGTCAATCTCTGCGTCAATGTTGACCGCAGTGAGTTGTTGAGGTGGAGGTGTTACACCAGAATTGCCAAGAGGAACAGTTGCTGTCGCTAGAGGATTGTACCTACGCATTCTCAAGGTAGTACCACCATTACGTGGCATTTGCTTGAGCATCGCAGGAATGTTGTGAATCATGTTAGGGACTGGTACTGACAGAAGTTTATAACTAAACGACTGTTGCACCGGTGCCGGTAACACGCTTGTGGTTGTTGTCATGCGATAGCCTCGTTATTACCGAGCTTTCGCTGCCTCCGACATTTCTTGTTGGAGTTGCTTCTTCAACTCGGGAGTGAGGCCCTTAGCAAAGATGTTCGCATCAGAGAGGGCTCCTTGACCTTTGATTGCTTGCGCAGACATAGGCTTGGAATGGTTTTGCTGAACCTGGGCTTTTTGTTCCTTAAATTCATCCACCTTGGCAATCCCCAACGCTTTTAACGTTTTATAAGCCGCAACACCCTTTGCATAGAGATCTTTTCCTGAGGTAATAGAAGCATACAGCTCTGGCTCAGACTGTTTTAGTTTCTCTACGTTTTCTTGGGTAACAACTTGATCGAAGTCAGCGAACTTAGATTGCAGACGCTCAGGAATGCTCGCAGCTTTCTCTTGCTCATAGCGCTTTTCTAAAGCGTTAATCTTAGCGTTAAGCTTTTTGTTAATCTGCTTTACATACTTTCCTTCCACAATATCATCATCGTCAATCCCTAAGTCATCTTCGGGCTCTTGGGAAGCCTGCCTAGAGTTGGCCTGCTGATATTGCTTCGTCATCCACTCTTTAAGCTCTCGATTCTCTCTCTCAAGCTGTTCTTTCGTCTCACGAAGTCGGGTGAAGTTTTCATCTTTAGAGTAATGAGGCTTCTCTTCCTTCGCTTCGACCTCCGGAGATTGGCTTTCATGAGCATTGTGCTCTTGAGGTTGAACGACTTCCTCTTGCTGAATTTCTTCGGCTACGTTCGCAGGTTCTTCTGCCATTTAATCTCCTGTGCGTCTGACGTTAACGCTAATACGTCTGGTTTCGGGTACTGCCTGTGACGTAGGCATTCGTTTAAGTACCTAATAAAGGTTTTAATATACCTATATTTTATTTACAACAAATTTTACTGATTGAGATCTTTTATTTTTTCGCAAACAGATTCTTGCCCATCATACCTGTTTTATTGAACTCTACTATTTTCTGATTAAGTTTATCGGCTTCGCAATCTAATGCTCCCGACTGAAAAGATTTAATAGTTTGGATTAACTCAAGCTGATCTTCAGGGACATCATTTTCTCTTAGGGGAAGCCATATACAGGTCGCATTATCCGGAATAGACCAAACATGCACTACTTTTCTATCGGCCACTCTCACTAAATAAAGCGTATGATCATACTGAGGAGTTCCCACATAACGACTAGCTCGAAATAGCTGTCTCACGATGTTTTGTAGAGCTCTTTCTTTTTTGCGATAAACATTAATTACCAAGATTTTAGATTCGGGATACTTTTGCATTCCCTGCTCAAAGCATTCCCAAAATTCCTCTTCATAAGATCGTTTTGAATTGGTCCCTTTATGTATTTCTCGCTGGAGTTCCGTCGCCGTCGTGTCCATTGTCCCTTCTGTCTGCTTCTGAAGGGCTATCTTCCCGATGTTTTCCTTGGCTATACTGTCGACTTTGTTGGGCTTGGTCATAGAGCTTGTCATCTAAACTTTTTACTGTATGTTCAACATAACGATAAAAATGTCTTATTACAAGAGGAAAATGCTTCGGGTCAATCGTTTCTAAATGATCCATCTGCCAGTTGAGTAATTCTTTTTGGGTATGTTTGGAAGAGCAAAAGACGCATAAGGGATGAGATAGCCTCTCTTGCGGTTCTACATCATCTTTCCACTGCATCTTGCATGAAGGACATTCGTATCTCATTAACAATCCCAGATTCTTAACGCTTTATTAATACGACTATTAGGATCTGAAGCCGTTTTAGCAGAGGTTCTTTTCTTTTTCATGCCCTTCATCCGAGCACAAAATGATTTTCTTCTTTTCGCTTTCTTAGGGCTTTTTTTAGCTTCTGCTTTAGAAACAGGAGCCTTGAGGTTAGCTCCCGTTTTTTTCTTAAAATATTGACGACCTTTTTTGTTAAGACCCCCTTTAGGGTTTTGATGCTTTTTTGCCACCATAGGTCTACCTTTTACTTCTTTTTGGTCTTAGTTTTTACTATGCCTTTACACTTTTTCCTAACACACTCTTTAATTCCTTGAGGATTAGGAGCATTGTGAGCATAAGAAAGAGCCGCTCGACACCTTTTAGCAGTGTTAACAGGATAGCTCCCTTTAGGTGCTCCCCCGCTCGGGCCACAAAATTCTTTTTTACTTACCTTTTTGTACTCGCCGACGTTGCTGCCGCCCTTTCGCTTTTTATATTTGCTCTTTTTTTTCCGGTTTTACCTTGAGACCCTTCGCAATTTTTACCCTTTTTACACCCTTTGCAGCACCCTTTTTTCTTGACGACTTTCTTTTTCTTTCCGCCATTTTTTTCTCCTTTTAAGACTCTTATGAGATCTTTGTCTTCTTTCATCTCTTTTTTTAGATGTTTTCGTTGTTTGGAGTAGCCTTTCACATCCTCTTTTAAATGCTTAATGGCAGTCTCAGAGACGGGCTTGCCTCCTTTTTTCTTCAGGACTTTTCTCTCTTCCTTCATGTGCTCTTTCATTTGAGCCGCAGTTAATCCCTTATAACGTTGCATAGAAGGCATCTTTTTCATATTAGTAACCTTTGTTAAAATCTAACCTCATAAAGGCTCACTTTTTAAGAGTGCAAAATCAATTTCCTAAACGATTTCTTCCTTTGGAGATTGTATGTGTTTTGCTTTTTGCCACATTTCTTACGCCTTTTTTGGCCGTATTTTTTTTGACGCCCAATTTTTTAGGTAACTTCTTGTTTTTAGGAGTGTGAGCTTCCCACTTTTTCGCCATTTCCGGATCATGGCTGTACATCCACGCTCGTTGAGCCTCTGATTTAAATGGCATATCATCTTCTCCTGATCATCAATCCACTCTTGTGTGTTTCGTAATTCACGTAATAAGAGACGCAAAGCCTCTTTAGTGCTAGCATCCGATACACACTCTATTATTTTCATCGTTCTGTCATATCTTCCATGACTCATACCAATTTCCTACCAGTATCTACCAAATTGGTAGAAAGCTTGTGTACACTCAAAAGGGATTAAGGCATACACAAGCCCATTATATTTATTTTTTATGCATCTTCTTACGATGATGAGAAGCCATAAACTTATGATGAGCGTGAGCCATGTGGTGACGATACTCTTTATCCATAGATTTATCTCCCATGTAAGCGTGGCCTGTTAGGTGTTTTTCTTCACCTTTAGACTCATCTCTTCTATCTTTTAGAGATTGCTTATAGTGTTGGCCTCTGTGTCTTTCGCCCAAAGACTCATCTAATCTGTCATTGAAGCCCTGATCATACTTGCGTCTTTTCATACTAATCCTTCCTTATTTTCAATGTTGTTTGTTTGCATAATTTCTACCTTTGAGAAATATTCTTCAGCAGAAGGTTTTTTCTTGTACGTACGCGAGCGCTTAGCTCTTGTAAGACCAGGAACTACTCTTTCTGCAATCTTAAATGCTTTCCCGCCAGGTCTTGGCATAGCCATAATTACACCTTAATACTTGACGTCAGAAGGATAACGTTCCATTTTTCTAACGTTATCATCTCTTGTGTCATCTAATCCTCTGATTGTGTCATCGAGGTCAAATGCATCGAAGTAATCACATTTAGGATAGTATTTATGAACAACATGTTGTGGAAGATTAGCAGGCGCTGAATGATCTTCAGAAAGCATGCCCATAAAGCGAGAATCCATTCCCTCTTTACGCCCTTCATGTTCTCTCCAGTACTTTTTCATTCCGCGAGATTCGTCTTCACGATCCTTTCGTGTTTGATGGTATTTTTTAGCCATCTTATTCTCCTTTGGCTGTTACAGCCAATTCTTCTATGGTTGGGGTTTGTACTCTATTTTTATCAGCTTTTTCAGAAAAGCTCTCCATCTCTTTGATTTTTTCATTGAGTTGAAAAAGTTTTTCTAAATGCTCGATATCCATGGATTCAAGCTCCTTCATAGCTTTTACCTTATGAAGTGTACCCAGCTCTTTGTCTTTCTCGGATTCAGCAAGACGTTCCACAGCTAGAGCTCTATTTTCTACAACGCGCGACGCTCTTTCTAATCCGAGTCCCGCGTTTGCCTCCGCCCGTGACTTGAGGTCTTCTGTTTTGGCTTTCTGCTCTTGCAAAGCTGCTTGCATTTGCAACTGTTGCACTTGAGCAGTCTGCTGTTCTTGCTGGCCTATCGCTTCCACGAGCTCTTTTTTGTTTTGAAGCGTTGATGCCTCAATCAGCAGATTGGTTGGTACAGGTATACCGATCTCTTTGAGACCAAGTAATTGTTTAAATTGCATAGCGCGTTGGGACGGAGTGTTCAATCCTTCTTCCACCACCGCATCATAGCGCCCAAAGGCTTTGTTATAAAACTGAGGGGTGGGGTGCTCAGCTGTAATCCTAGCAATCTTTCCAGGAGAGAAGTTGGCCTGAATAAGATCTAGAAAAACTCTCCCCAACATTTTTTGTGAAAAGTCTAGCTGATCAAAAAGGACCTGCAAAGTAGTAAGACCTGCACCTTGACGTAACATGGAGAGAATACCAGCCTTATCGTCCTCTGCAGATCCTAAAAGTTCTTCATTTACTCCGGAGATTTGCTGGATCTCCTCTCCTAATATCTTCGATAATTCTATCATAGACTGAGGTACGCTAGGAGGCTGTATAGGTTCTACATCGCTCATATTAGCTTCTTCTTTCAAAGCTAATCCACGACCTTGTCCTTGGAGAAAAACATCTTCCGGGTTTACTAACGCATTTTCTTTGTATTTCCACCCGGAATTAATTTGAGATTCCAAGATGTCAAGTTCTATGACTTTACGACGGTTGTAGAGGTACTGACTATCGCGAAGCCCTCGAACGACACCTTGGATTCTCCATGGAAAATAAGGGATTTGCGGCTCATAATAGCCTAAAACAGGGACAAAGGGGTATTGATCTATTCCCATAGGATTTAACCCATGGTACATTACATGGCCTTGAACCACGATCCCTAATTTACATGTTTGTATTTCATTTTCAATAGCGGTAAGCTCTGGATAGGTCTTAAGAAAACGGGACAAGTCTTGTTCATTTCCTTTCCATTCAAGAGTTTCTCCAGTCTTTACGTCTACGATTAATTTTTGTTTTCTATAATCTCTATACCAATACTCATCATAAGTGAGTAAATCTTTCATACCGTAGTTATAGGCTTCAGGCATGTACTGAAACTTACCGTCTCGGTTCGCGTCGTAGGAAAATGATTCTATTTCGTTTGCTTGATCAGGTAAAAGAGATTTGATTTGAGTTTTAGTAAGCCACTTTCTCGTCCAGATAAAGTTACAATCTGAAAGATCATGCTTTTTAAAGAAAGGGTCTATGAGGTAACCATTGTAAGATACATTGTCTACTTTGATGTCACCATTGATGGGGTCGTTTCTGTAGTCCATCCAAACCGATAAAAGATTCATTCCCGTAGTTATCGCTCCATCAAACGCTTCGGAGATTGTGTTTAATGTTTGGTCTTTATCCATCGCCCACATCATGGCTTTGGTAAATTGCGATGCTGTTACTTCATCTGAGTTTTCTATAGGAGTTACTACGGTAGACTTACGATTTCTGCGTTGATAGCCTGTTATCATATTGCAGACACGCCGAATGCGATTAAAATTAAAAACACGGCGACGAAAAGCGGGAAGGTTGCCGTATATGTCATTCCAGAGTGTTTGATCTCCTGCTTTGAACCGCGAATCAATGTCTGCTTCAGACCAAAAACTTTGGTTAATGGTTATGCTTTGCGCATACGTCTCTTCCATACGGAGTTTGAGACTCTTTTCGTCGTCGTCTCTTTCCGTCCAAAAATTATTTGCCCCAGAATTAGGCCATAAGGTCATTTACATTACTCCTCTTATACCACCGTCTCTAAAGAACGATGGAAGTTGTCCTTGAGGTCCATGCATAGCTTTTTGATACCTGTCTTCTAGCTCCTCTTTGGACAGCCCATCCCTTGTCTTGGGAAGGCTTACTGCTAGATAACGAAAGGCATCTGCAAAATGAGAATTATGGACTATGGCACCATTCTGCAGGCTAAAATGATGAATAGTCGGCACATTTATACAATACACGTCTTCATTATGATTGGTTGATTTTACGCTTTCTATGATAAGAAGATTTGCAGTTCGGATGGCAAAACTTTTGCTCATGTCCATTCTTTCTAATAAGGCATTCAAATTCTGCGGAGCAATATAGGCAGAGCCTAGGTTCTCGTTTCCATTTGGTCCAATTTCGAGAGCGCACGGCATGTCTTTTATGCCATAATCTTCCTGATTCCGATCTGTGCCATTCTGCAGCAGCGTCTCTAGCCTTTTTACCAAATCCCCTATTATTGGGCCGAGGCATTTTAAGATGGATGTCTTTTGGAATGCATTCAAGGTTGTAAAGTGAGTTATTAGTTGCATCGCTGTCTTTGTGGTGAATGTGGCATCCGTCAGGAATAGGTCCAAAAGCTCGTTTCCACACGGACCTATGGAGGGATAGCCCTCCCTTTTTAAAATAAGATTCGCCAGGCCACAATCTATACAAATATCCCTCAAAATATTGGGTAAGTTCATCGAGGCTGATTGGATCTCTGTATTGGGCATCAGGTGTTCGGCGGATATCCACCCTTTCACCGTTAAGAATTTGTGTTCCGGCGTACATTTCACCTTCGTACCGTCGCGAAATTTCACTTCCACAAGTGGGGCATTTATCCCCGTTTTTTTGGCTCCCGCACATGAATACCATCCTTTCTGCGTAAGAATTAAATCTTTAGATGTAATATTCATTATTGGACGCATTCCGTTACGTGTCAAGATAAGTGTGTCTCCAGTAAAACAGCTCCAGTCATGCAATGGCCTTGGTTTATAAACTTTTCTTTTACTATCATACTCTTGACGATAATTCTCAAGAGCTTTAATGAGATTCTCACACTTTTTCTCATCTATCCATAATTTGGAAAAAAGGGACCTACATGCTTCGATACCATCGGGGACTGAATGATCATCGGCCATGGTGAACTTAATACCAAGCTGTCTTGCTTTCTCAAAGCGTGTAATGCCAGAACCCCACTCTTTTACTTTGATATCATGTGGAGCGATGTGGGTCCCAAACAAATATGGCTTGGAAGCGATGACTTCTGCATAGTGTTCTAACCCCTGTTTTGAATTTTCATAGCAATCTATGATCCGGATCGTCTGACCGATGCATTGGAAAAAGATGATGGTAGTAGAGTCATGTACCCCGATATCCCAAGCAGTGTGGACCTTAAATCCATTTTCCCAAGGAACGATCCCTATCTTTGCTTCTCTTCTCATCTTATCCAAATAAGAAGTGTAGTAAGCTCCCTCTACCCCCATTTCAAATGAAGTGTAGTATTCCTGTTGGATCATATCCTCAGACATCAGCCCTTCGCGACGCTCTCGTTCTATTTCCGACATAGGAATGTGATTGGTGTCTTCTACCGACAGCTTGATGTAAAACCATTCAGGTGATTGCTTGGCAAGCTCTGCTAATTGCCACAGGTGGTTCTTTCCCCTAGGCGTAGAAATGAATAGCGCCCATCCCTGGTTAGCAGTTAGAATAGGTCGTATATATTGATAAGCTCTTGGATCCTGGAGGGCGTACTCCGAGAAGACAACACCACGTGGATTAGTACCCATGAGAGAATCATAATTATCACTGCCCACCAACTGAAAAAGGCTTTCTTGTCCATCTTTAGCCCTCATCCTTATCTTCATTTCTTGAGAGTTTTTCTGGAGTACTAACTCTTCGGGGAAATAGTCTAAGATTCGCTTGCCATCGTTGGTCATCGAATCCCAAATGACCTTCTTGCCTTGGGAATATGTAGGGAAGATGTAATAGTATACACCAGGGTGTTCCCACATCTGGCGAATCACATAGTTTAGCGCGGTAATGTCTTTTCCGGCACGGCGCGGTAAAATGGCTAAGACACGCTTAAAACCGTCTTGCAACGCTGTGAGAATTGGCCTTTGGTAAGGGCGCGGAGTGTATTCATTGAGCCTTCGTTCAATCTCTACGTTTGTTAACGTTGTCGTTGTAGATTGATTTATAAGGCTCTGAAAGCTCTTTTCTGTCATATTTTTCCAGAGTGTATTTCATCTCTGATGCGACTCGCGCATCTTCTAGTTGCTCTTTCGCCATCTGTTCCATATCTAAAGCATGTGAGTCGTACAACCTTAAGTATCTCATTAACACTTTAGCGCGGTGTGGAGGAAGCTCGTCTTTAGTCATAGCCATATGTAGCCAACGATTGCATAGAATAGACTTCATGATTTCGTAGGTGTTGCACACCTTGTCAGAGGCATAGACGAAATACTTGAAAAAGGGATAGCCGATACCCTTCTTCTGGAGAAATTGAGGAATAGTTAAAGCGTTTGGATCTTTCACCCACTCCAGCATCTGATCACATAGATCTTCTAAATACTCGGGAGAGGCATTGTAGGTACGCATTTTCATAAGACATAAAGGTTTTCTTTTTACCTTACTTTATTCTTTAATCTTCCTCAATAACAAAATAGTCCCAGTTACGAAAGGAAGCTATTAGAGTCTCCTCTCCATCTATCTTAGAGACTTCAAAGACATGAAGCATTTGATCTTTTAAAGAATAGATGTGTTTAGCATAGAGCTGAGGGAACTTGTAATAAGATTCTTTGATGTATACGATTAAGGTTTTCAATTTATTTTGCCTCCCATGTTCTTCCAGGTGTTTATTCTAAGCATTATTGGGTAAGGAAGCTCAAAGGTCTTTAGCCATTTTGTGGTTCCCAGCATCTTCGCTTTCACTCCGTCGTCCGTTTCTATTACTTCTATGACCTGGTTAGCGGGAGAAAGGTCTTGGTTGAGAAACTTAAGGAGTTGTTCGTTCATTATTACCTCCAAAATCATACATAGAAAACTCTACCATTCCCTTTCGCATTAAACCAGCTAATAGATCTAAAGCCGCTTCCATCTCTTTTACTTCTACATAAAAATCTGAATTAGGAAAGACTAGGAGAAATCGGTACCCCATCATGAGCCTCTATTCTGATCACAGTCTTTGCTTCCTCTCCATAAAACTTGATGATTGAGTATTCGTAGATGAGGCAGTCATCTGTCCACAGAAGTCCGTTTAAAGCATCGCCTATGAACTTCATAATATTGTCTGCATCGGGTCTGGAGACGTGAGGCTTGTGAAGGGCATTCTTTTGCTTTATACGGGGCCAAGAGGGTGGAATAGGCATATGACACTCTACACGTACTTTTATGGGCACAGAGATCAAAAGAGGCTTAATTTTGGAGTTTCTGATCTCCTCCCTCATCCTTTCTTTTTCCTTCATTTGAATATCGAAGTATTTGTTTCCCCTTCGTCTTGCTCTCATCCAGGCTATTGGTTTCCCTGGAATGGTGTATGTGGTCATAAGCTTTTCTCCTAGCTACGTGAATAAGTTTGTTAAATTGTGGGTCTCTCCAGCCTATAGGTAATCCTCCCTCTGAGAACTGGAAGTAGATAGCATGTTCTTCCACGTGCATGGAAAATCCTTTCTGTTGCTCCTTGAGTTCTTCATAAAGCTTTTTAGCGTTATTCTGATTCTCTACCCATGCGTTTTGTTCGACGGCGACGGCGTCCTTGTGTAGTTTAGCCTTCTCAAGTTCATCACCAGCTATACCTTTCTTCACTGCATAGATTAGAAAGCCCATAGGATTATTCTTCTTATCGATTCTGTCTTTGTTAGCCTGGTAGTATTGCAACCCTATCTCTAATAGTTCACCAGCAATACCTGACTTTTGAAGTTCGACGGCGACGTTCTCCTCCGTTGTCGTACTCTTCTTATTTACTATATTATTACGAAGTAATAAGGAAGTGCAGTTTTCTGCCTTTGCATATGCAAGTGCAGTTTTCTGCACTTGGGGTCTAGATGTGCAAGATTCTGCCCTTGGGATATGTGCAGACGAGCCGGGAAAAGTAAACTCAATATATTTCCTTTTAACATCGTCAGGAACACATGGGCGATTGATAAAGGAATCCCAGTAATCGCGAAAGAGCATTTTGACTACTATGTGGCGTTTACGACCGGCGGGAGTGTTGTAAGTATTGCGGTAAATCCATTTCTTCTCTTCCAATGAATTTAAGTAGTCTTTAATAGATCGAGTGCTACACATCATTTTATCTGCTAAGTATTGATCTGATGCGTAACAATACCCTTCCTTGTTCGAAAGAGATTTTAATAGACCGAAAAAAATAGCAATTTGTGCTCCCCATGTAGTAAACCATTCATTTTCGATGTAGTATCCTAGGGGTCTTTCGGATTCCATTTTAAGTGGAGAGGCATCGAGAGGAAGCTGATCAGTGGTATTACTCATTGTCACCTCCTTTTAGCAAAATAATTTGTCTTTCTCGCCCAAGGGGTGTGTTAAAAGTATTACGTTTTATCCACCCTAATTTTTCCAATTCGGAGAGATACCTTTCTATAGTTTTGGGGCTTTTTTTAAAGCGAGTGGCCAAATCCTTATTAGCAACATATATGGCATCGTGTACAGGAACGTAACTATCTAAAAGAGCATAGAACATAGCTAAGGTCACGCCAATAGCAGTGACCCACTTAGGATCTACTCTCAGAGTATTTACATATTCGCTGGTGAATGGAAGATCTAAATTATTTTCTGTAGTTGTGGAAAAATCCTCGGCTGGACTAGAATTAGACATCAAATATCCTTGGTTACTAGATTAAGGTAGTTAAATGGACTAATCTAGTAACTCATTGCCCAACGGATTCTCAAGGTGCGGGAAGGCAAAATTTTTTAAAGTCTCTAGATTAGTTTCTAGGGACTTTTTTATGCTTATTCAAATTTTTAATCAAGCATGATAATCCCATACATTTGAAAAATAACTTACCTTCAAGAAGGCATAAAAGACCGATATCCCCGTTGCAACAAGGGCATTTGGTAAATGAAAAAAGAAGATAACCTCTCCAGGGACCTTTGTAAAATATTTCGGATTTTTTTTTATGCAGCTTGCCATTGCGACTATACCCTTCTATGGTTACCATAGTGGGGATGAATTTCCAATCATCTATTTTTAAGCTGCGGGGGGTAATGTCACCCTCCGTAGTTTGTGATTTCAAGGCTTTTCCATTTTTGTATCGTCGCCGTCGTTTTTCCTCATTTCTTTAAGAGCATTGAAAGAAGCGAACCATTTAATTTCCATTTGTTCTAAGTCTTTGCTGATTTTGCTTTGACCTTTTTCCATTTGGGTAAGTTTTTTATCTACGTTGTGCCATAGGTGGGTAATCCAAAAAGCTAACATAACCAAAGCTACTAGTGGGAGGATGTATTCCATAATGACTCCTTTAATTCCTTGAGGGTATTTTCATCACATGATATATGTTTTTTTAAAGCAATAGCAAAAAGTTTAAGAAAAGCGTGGCTGGGATTTTTTTTACCATTGAGCACGCTACATATATGGGGTTTAGAATAACCTGTTTCTTCTACAAAAAATTTTAAAGGGATCTTTTTTCTCTTTATGTAGTCCCGAATTTTCTCCATTTGTTCATCTCCGATTAATTTTTCTTGATAATATTATATCGTAATGTTAATCTGAGAATCATTAGAAAGCAACAAAATAACG